TCCGATATAACCTTAATTTTTGGCAATGGTTGGATATTCATTCCATTGTCAATCATGTATTGAGATAAAGATACGAAAGATTCCTTGGGATTCCAAGTTTCTATCAAAGCTTCTTTAACAAATTGTCTTGCTAGTTCATTTAAACCAAACGGGTCATTTTCTTTAACGGGTGCAAATCCTGAACCATAAGGTAAAGCTGTACCTGCTTGTGGGTCAGATGCTTCTTTCATTTTATTTAAACGTTGGGTTTTTGCTTTAGATGATTCTTTACGTGATTCAATATAATCTAAAGCACGTTTTAATCTTGATTTTACTTCAGGATCTTTTGATTTACTATAAGCTGCTCTTACTCGTTGATGAATTAAATTAATTACTTGAGATTGACGAGCATGTGATTTAGCTTTAAAAGATGTTTTATTTAAAGTATCAACAATATCTTCTTTAGTTTTAAATTTAATACGAACAGTGTCTTTTGGATCTTCATCTGTGTATAATCTACGACCTGAACCTTTTGGTTTTTTACCTGTTCCTTTTTTAGGATCAGCTTCTTCTAATCCACCAGGTGTATTTAATTTTTTACCTGTTGCTACATCTGTATCGTAACCACAAGATCCTTCATTCACACCAGGTAAAATAGCAACTACCATATCTCCTTTTTGTTCAAATTTAACACCGGGGATGGCTTTAGTGATAAATGCTTTATATAGTTGATCTCTTTGAGTACCAAAATCTTCTTCACTTGATTTTTTAGAAGGAGAATAAATAATAGCTTGAGCTTTAAATTTCTTAATATATTTTTTAACTATATCTACTATAGTAGACATTACTTTATACATTTCACCTTTATTAACTACTATTTTAGCAGAAGAACCCTCAGCATCTTTTAGTTTTGCTGAGAATTCAACTCCTATTGCTTTGATACCTGATGTAGAATCTTTAGGAGTGTATGTCATGGTTTCAAGATCTACATCATATTGAGTTTCACTATTTGTTATGAATCGAGTATAAACATAATAACCTTCTCTATCAACTTCTTCCCACTTATATGGTTTAAGATTTGCCTCACCTACTTCTCTAATAACAGGAGAAACAATATCCCATACTTGTTGTTTTTCAGAAATATCTGGGATCATGTTAAAAAATTGTTCTTTGTTATTATCTTTTACTGCTTTACGAGCCGCAGTACCACTTACACCCCCAGATGTTTGGATAACACGTAATTGTAAATTTGGGTATTTATCTATTGTTCTAGTTCTAGATGATATATCTGCAAAATCATCAGGATTATTTTCACGAGCACCTATAATCCATAATATTTTTTCTTCAGGATGTTCTTTGGCATAACGTAAAATATCACCAATTGGAGCTTTTGAAGGTTCAAATTTTACCTTTAATGGAAGATATTTTTTATATAATTCCCAAATTTGTATGGATTCACCTTGACTAATACCATCACGTTCACCACCTCCAACATAAACAAGAATTTCATCAATTTCGGGGTTTTGGTCAGCTGCTTTTTGAATAACATTAAAATGGCCTTTGGTTGGGGGTTTGAATGCCCCTCCATACAATGCTACTACTTTAGTTTTATCTGCTTCAACAATACCCTCTAATAAGAATTCTGTTAGTAAATTCATTATTGTTTTAATTTTTGAATTTTTTCTTTAGCTAAATTTTTTTTCTCTTCAATATCTTTTTTAGCACCACGAAAATCTTCCATAGCATCTTCCATTTCCTTAAGTTGCAATTCATATTCTTTAATAGCTTCAGTAGCAACTCTACGAGCATCAGATTTTTGTTTATATATACCTAACAATTTTTTAGGTTCTAATCCTTTTGATGCAAAATCTAATACACTTGTTTCAATAACTAAATCTTCAATTTTGTCGTTTTTAGAAGTTGGTTTTTTAGCTACGAAGAATTTTCCAATTTCATCAACGGTTGTTGTTTCAGCTTCCTCAATAGGAGTTGCTTCTTTAATTTTTCTTTCTTCGGTTTCAATTTCATTTAATAGATCTAGTAATGTTTTCATTTGTTTATAAAGTTAGTGATTTTTGTTTTTGCTTGTTCTACTGTATCAAACTCTGGTTGTGATTTAAGAGTTTGTTTAATATCTGAGTATATTTGTTTTGCTTCTGATTCTGATTTGGTTTTTTCTTCGGGGGATTTTTCTTTACCTATTTGTCCTAAAGGTTCAATATAAGTTTTATAAATATATTCTTCATCAAAATTTTTATTAGCATTATCTGGATCTAAATTTAATAATATAAAATTATTACCAAACGCCTGTCTGTATGCGTCTATATTGATATTTACATCGCGCCATGAACGAATCACAATACTCGGCAACAATGATCTGTCTCGCGTTTTATTACGCTCTAGTGACGTTATAGGCGACACATAAGTCATTATCATTGCCGTTTCGTAACCTAAAGCTTCTAATTCTGCTTTTTTCTTAAGTAGCATTTTAGATGAACCACCTACACTATCAATCAATAAATTTTTAGCATTTTTAGTAGCATCTTGAAGTTTAGCGTCTGTTGCTTTTCTTGCTTGACCCATTAACTCACCTGATTTTTTTAATTCATCAGGTGACATGTTAGCTAATTTCATTCCAATACCTGAGGATTTAAGTAATTCCTCATAAGTATCATCTACATTAATGGTTTGGAAATTTGAAGGTACTAATTGTTTAGATATAAATGATTTCCCTGACCCTGCTGGACCTGCCATAAAAATTGCTTTTGGCTTACCTTGTATTTCTCTTAATAAAGATATCAGTCCAATCATGGATGTGGTTTGTTATAAATATAACAAAAAAGGCTTGGATAACCAAGCCCTTTATTTGAAATACTTTTATTTTTTAAATATCATATATTGTGTATTTTAATTCTTTTCCACTTATATTTAAAGATTTACCTTTAAAAGTTCCACCTGGTGTATCAGCAAATCTGAATGTCGCTCCGGCTAAGCTTGTAAAAGGTTTTCCGGTTTTAGGATCTATCATTGTTTCTCCTCTACTTATATAATCTATTTCTGCTTCAACCTCATTATTTTCTGGGTCATTTGTTATGCTGTATATATCAACTACATTAATTCCTTTTATTTTTTTAATAATTTCATCTTTATTATCTTTAATAAATGACATTAAATCCATATTTTCATCTTCATTTAATACAGCCATCATTTTTTTAGCTTGGCCTTCGGTAATAATACCTGCTAATTGATTCATTCTTATAATATCTTTCATTGTTTTTATTATTTGATATAAATATATGAAAAAAATTCTAGATTGCCAAATCCCTTTTTACTGTAGTCTTGAATTCAGTAAATATAGGAGCATGAGTTGGATTTTCTAAATCAAATAAACGTCGTACTGTATTAAAGATATCAATATTTTCTTCTTGTGTTCGAGTTGGTAAAACCATTTCCCATCCCTTGCCTTGCATTTTGTCTTTACTAGATTTACGTTTTGATGATTTTAACCATAAAATACCATAATTATCTACTTCTTTACCATAACATTCATAATAACAATGACCATAAACTGCTGTCTGTAGTTCGTAAGTTGATTGAACATGGTTTGAAGTTTTAAAATCAATTAACCATAATTTACCTTCAATTTCACAAATCATATCACATGTTCCTGCTACTTTAAGTTCATCTGAAAATAAGTGTACTTCGGCTTCTATTAATTTTGGGTTATATGTTTCCCAAAAATCTACAAATCTTAAAAACATTTGCCACACATCCGGATTATATTGGGGATTACCTATAGGGCTCAGGAAATTTAATTCTTTTCCTTCAAGATACTCCTCAATCATTTCATGGACTTGGGTTCCTTCTTCCCCTGCTTTTTTAACAATATATTCAGCCGAGTAACCTACCTTTTTAAGCCAATCTTCAAAAAACTTACCTTTTGGGTAATATTGTAAAACATAAGTTACACTTGGATAATACTGACCATTACGTCTATAGTAACGAGCATCTGGTAATGTTACTTGTTGATGGTCATCTGAAATTTCTAGTATTCTATTATAGGTATGTTTAATTTTTGTCATTGTTGATTTAATTTTTGATACATTAAATTTGAGAGTGTTAATGGGTATGTTTTACTGATTATTTCTGTAAATTTTTGGAAGCCAAGTTCAGATGGGTCTTTTTGTTGTATATCTACTAAATAGACTTCTTTACCCTCATTTAAAAGTTGTTCACAAAAATATAAAGCTTGTTTTTGGGCATCCTTATCGAGTGCTATATATATTTTATTAACAGATGAGAGAATTATTTTTTTCATTAGATTGGATTGAATGTTTTTTCCTAATAATGGAATTACATTTCTTTTTATAGCTAATGCATCAAATGGTCCTTCACATAATATAATAGGTAAATCCCAATTTATGAATAATTCAAAAGGAATTATATTACGTGATAATGGTGGGTTTTTGGTTTTTATTTTAGGTTCCTTTTCAAAAGAACGACTCATAAAATAATTTAAATTACCATTTTCATCATATGATGGAATTATAATCATATTTTTATAAGGACCTTCTTCACAATAACCAATATTGTATTTTAGTATATCTTCTTTAGTTGTATTTCTTTTTTTAAGATAAACTAAAGCATGTCTTCCTATAATATCTGATTTTTGTATATTGATTAGGGGTTTAAACTCTTTAGGGAGTTCTATTGTGGAATAAATTAATTCTTCGTTGTTATTGTTTTCACGATAGTTAATTAATGATTTTAATTCATTTATTTTATCTAAAGGGACATCTACTCTTTTTAATAATTTAACTAGATTTTTACCTTTATATCCATCTTTTTGACCCCCACATATCCAACATTGATATTTATGGGTTTCTAGATTTATTTCTAATTTATGTTTGGTAGGATGGCAATTATTGGGGCATTTAAAAGCGTAATTATTTCTTGCTGTTTTTTTACCGTGTCCTAATGTTTGATATAAAATGTTTAAAACTAATTCATTATTCATAAAAAATAATATCTTATAATATAATAAAGAAAGCTTGGTTTCCCAAGCTTAACTTAATATTTTATTTTATTTTAATTATTTTTTAACAATATCAAATGAAATCATAATACCATCTTCAGCACGATCTCGCTCAATACTTTCTTTATCTATCATAAATAATGAATTTTTTTTCACTATATTTTTAATGGATTTTTGGATTTCTTGTTTTCGGTAACCAGGATAAATAGTTATTCCAATTTCCATTGATTCTGGGCTATCTTCATATGTTATTTCTTCACCATTATATGCTTTTAAATCTGTATTTAAGTCATTTAAAAGTTTTGAAAATTCATTATTTTCATTTTCATCTAAGATTTCCATCATTTTTCTAGCTTGGCCTTCGGTAATAATACCTGCTAATTGATTCATTCTTATAATATCTTTCATTTTGTTGTTTATTTTTTATTATAAATATATAAAAAAAATTTCCCTATAATATTAAATGAAATCATTTTTATAGAATTTACCTAAGATAGACGCATTAATCCATTCTTCGCTTTCTAATACACTATATATAAATTGATATTTACATTCGAAATATGTTAATAGTTTTTTATTTTCAACTAAATGTATTATTTCACGAGTAAAATCATCTTGTTTTTTTTCTTTAATTTTTTGTTTTATAAAATCTTCTGATCCATAATATGTTTTCCAATCAGATTCTTTTATTATTTGTTTGGTTGTTTTAGTTCTGCCTCTAGTAATAGGGAGTTGTGCTATTTCTTTTTTACCTAATTTTTTATTTAAAATACTAAATAATGATTTTTTACCTAAATATTTTTTACCTGTAGGGATATATGTTGTTATATATATAAAACCAAATGGGGTTACTTCACCAAAATCTTCAATTTTTTCTATAACTTTTTCCTTATATTTCCACATAATAATATTTTAAAGAATTATTTGCCAAG